GAACCACGTCGGGACGGATGGATCATGGACTCAAGGCACGCCGCTGCCGATTTCACTGGGTGGTCTCTGCGTGTGCGCGGTTGCCGCGCCGCACAGATCGGGCAATGGGAAGATCTACGCCCTTGGTGGGTTCACCGGGGACGACGCGCCGCGCCACAGCCGTGCCTTCTCGTATTGCTACGACGAGAAAACCGCCGTGTGGTCCAAAATCGCGGACATGACGACGCCGCGGCAGTATGCGACGGTATCATCCGTCCCCACGCTCGGACTCTGCGTGATGGGGGGGCTCGACTTAACCACCCCGCCCGGCACCGTGCTGAACACTGTCGAGATATGGAACGAGGGGTCCACGTCATTAGGGACGTGGAAAAATGGCCCGAACATGTTGAAACCTCGGTGGAGGGCGGCCTCCGCCACCTACAAGAACAGCATCATCGTCACGTGCGGGAAAAGCACGAGCGCGCCGACCGCGACGGCCGAGCAGCTCATCGGCACATTTTCACCGACACCGACACCCACACCATCACCACCACCGACACCGACCCCACCACCAACACCTTCACCGACCCCACAACCAACACCTTCACCGACCACACCACCGACTCCGCCTGCGCCTACCGAAACGTGCATACAGACTGTGCGGAAGGGCAACTGCGCCACCGGCACGCAGATCCAGGCCAGGAACACATATATAGCGAACGGCGAGTGCCATCCGTTGGCGTCGCCGATGCGCCCCTTCCAAGGGACTTACAAAGCGAGCACGACCGGCGTTGGACCGTCTAAAGAGTTGAAAGTGACCACCTGGATCGACGCCGGCTGCAGCGGGCTGCCCGGCACCAAGGTCGTCTACCCGCCCGTGCCGATCGATACATGCGCGTCGTGTGCCGAGCCCGCCGCGACGACATGCGCGAACGGCGGGGACCCGCGAGAGAATCCATATCAGATGACGACCTGCACGTCCGCCGCCGATGTTGAGTACTATAGCGATTCCCTGTCCGCGTCTTCTTATTGTAAAAATATATAAGCAAGCATGGCCCGAGTTGATTATTCAACTAAATAATAATACTTTAATTCAAAATTTTTGATATCATTTTTTCATATAATGGATTTTCTACGTGACGGGGCGATAATTATGTGATTGCTGTGAAAGAGTTGGGATTGAATCTTCAGATTTAACATACTTCATATTAAAGAGTTTGAAAATATCCTTCTCTATTTTCGAAAAATTTATAAATTATAATAATATTATAAATGAAAACATTATAATATTATTAACTTTACTAGCGATTATTGCATGTTTAGGCTTCTCAAAAAATTCTGACCTTGCCTTGTCTGGATCAGAGAGTTAGTTGAATCAATACTCGGGCGGAAAATATATGACAGAGTTTGAAAAAAATCAATCTAATATTCGTCTTACTCTAGGAAAAATCACCCAGGGGGGTAAATGAATAAATTGTATTATATAAATAACGGTTCATTGTTTATCATGAATCTAGCACTATGCTCAATCATTTTAACATTTACTGCATTTCCAAATTGTTTATAGGCGATCCGATCATTATTATGTATGATAAAATTATCTGGAAAAGACTGTAATCTTGCGCATTCTCGGGGCGTCAATTGTCTTGATTTTGGGCCATATATAGGTATCATACTTACCATAGCGACTAATGTTGGTGAATAATTTATATTTTTAATTCTGACACCTGATCCTCGAGGACTCCACAATACTTGATTCATATTCAAATTATTACAACCAGTTTGCCATTCCATTTTTCTTACAGCCCCTTTCCATTCGGGTCTCACTCTTGATTCGACCAGCCATGTATTCAATATAACTTGATTATCTTTGTAAAATTTTCTATTTTTATCAATCCAATTCTTATATTTTTTGTAAAAATCTTTTCGTTTTTTAGATATATTTTTTTTATTTTCTTCTTCATTTAATTTTTTGTTATATTTTGTAACAGATGTATTGTCCCCATCAGAATCCCACCAATCTGTCCATATTGGAAACTTGGGAACATTAATTCTATTTTTTGTTAAAATCATTAGGAAATTATTCCACACTTCTTCAGTTACTTTCATTTTGCCTGAAATATTGTATTTTTTATCAACAGATTCTTCTATAATAGAAGATAAACTAGTTTCTTTTTTATTTTTACTCGAAATATTAGGCAAAACATCAAGTGCCCCCAAATCCTTTCTTTTACAAAGAATGACCACGCGTTCACGCGATTGCGGAACACCAAAATATAGGCTGTTTAAAATTAACGGTTTATCATATGTAAAATAGTTAAGTTCATTAATTTTAGTTTTAATTATATTCCAAGTATTACCACCATCATGTGACGCTAAATTTCTAACATTCTCCAATATCAGATATTTTGGTTTATGATATTCTATAATTTTACATATATCAAAGAATATATTACCTCTATCATCTTTAAAACCATTTTGCGCACCCGCTTTTGAAAAAGGTTGACAAGGAAATCCTGCACATAATACATCAAATTTTGGAATTGTTTTAATGTCTATATTTTTTAAGTCTCCGCAAGCCTTAATATTATAATTTTTATAATAAATATTTCGACAATCTTTATCAATATCACTTGCTAATACACATTTCATACCCATATTATTTAATGCTTGATGAAATCCCCCAATACCGCAGCATAAGTCTATAAATTTCAGACAACAGTTTTTATGAGAATTATAATGTGATTTTTGAGAAAACTCTTTTCCACATTTCACGCAACTATATTTAACCATTTTAATTATATATTTTTAATATATAATTTAAAATCAATTTACAAATTGAAATTTATAACTGGATAAAAGATTCAAATATAATCTAATGCTTTCCGTTAAAAAATATGCATTAGAATTAAAAAAGATTATCAATCTTCCAGCTTTTTTTGCTATGTGTGAAAATACCTCTACAAATTTAAATTCTTGTAGTAATCGTTTCGAAAAAGGGGGTTTGCGAGAATTAGCCCTCGAAGTCTTTACTAACGGCAGATTGAAACGTGTAGATGGGATAGGTCGTGATAATCGAGATTGTATTACTGGTGCAGAAATTGAATTTAAAACTACCTCGTTATTTACACCAACTGGTAAATATAAAAAGAATATTCAGATAAGGTTAAAAAATACAATGGGTAATAATACTATTTGTGCTATCAAAAATCCAGCAGACTTTTACATTTTGGGGGGTAAAGATGGCCTTGTATTGTGTGATTATCAAACAATGGTGCCATACTTGAAAAAAACTAATGATGCCTTGATAGGAAGAATTCCATTTGATAAAGTCACTCCTATATGTTATGCACGAGATGTGAAAAGCCAAATTGATGCTATTATTCAACGGACAACTCTTATTGATTATGTAAAAGAACGAGAAGAAATGCGGCGAAATTTTATCAACAAATTTAAATTATCATTCGACTAATTTTTACAAATAAATTTAAATTATAAAATAAAAATGGAAAAATTGTTCAAAGGTATCGATATTGGATCAATAAAATTAATTAAAGAAGCCTTAGAAGAAGGAATTAATGTTAATTCTAAAAATAATAATGGCGATACTCCCTTACGACTGGCAGTTATAAGGAGAAATGTCCAAAAAGGCTGGAGTGGTCGAAGTTATGGAAAATACTATGATAAGGATTATTTAAATATTATAAAATTATTATTGGAACATGATGCAAATCCTAATATAAAAAGTAAAATTTTAGGATCTACACCATTATTGCTGTCTGTTTACAGAAGCGATTATGAATTAACTAATATAATGATTAAATACGGGGTTAATGTCAATTCTAAAAATAAATTAGGTAATACTCCGTTAATGGCGGCGGCAAAATACGGTCCTTTAAAATTAGTAAAATTATTGTTAGAAAATGGTGCTAAATTATTATCTAGAAATAATAATGGGGATAGTGCGTATTACGAAGCTTATGGAAATTCTAATCATGAGATTGAAAAATATTTAGAATTATGGCCTGTTATTAAGATACAAAGAAAATATAAAAAAAAATTACAGAGAAAATATGGTAGACTCGAATTACTTCAAAAAACCAAATTACCTGAGGTAGTAATTCAAGATATCATAAATTATGTATAAGTTTAAATAATAAATATTATCATAAAAAAATGATAATATTTATTATCATCATAATTATTATTATAGGTATAACCTGTTATTATTGTTTTAAAAATTTCTCTAAAAGAGGTGAACCATATAAAACAAGTTTTAAAATAAAACCAGAAATTTTTGGTAATGATAAAAGCAAAGTCTATAAGTTTAAAAATTTCCTCACCCACAAAGAATGTAATAAAATTATCCAAAAATCTAAGGGAAAATTCGCAAAATCATCTATTACTACATACGCCACTGAAAAAGACAAGGAATTCAGAGTCAGCCAAACTTATAATTTTCCAAGTAATGATCCATTTCTTATGTCTATTGATAAAAAAATTTCAAAATTTTTAAATATACCTTTAGAATATTCAGAAGAAACTCAGGTTCAATATTACGAGAAAGGTGGAATATTTAAACCTCACACGGATTCTTTTGATCCTAAATATAAGGAAGAATGGGATAACTATGCGGGGCCACATCACGGAGGTAATAGAACTTGGACTTTTACAGTATATTTAAATGATGTTGGAAAGGATAATGGGGGTCATACGACATTTACTAAATTAAATTTTTCCGTACGACCGGAAAAAGGGATGGCGATAGCTTGGCATAATTTGAATGATGACGGGACCCCTAATTCCGAAATGGAACACGAAGGGTCGCGGATATTAAAGGGAACTAAGTACATAATTACTAAATGGTTTAGACAGAACAAATACCGCGAAGTTTAAAATGAAATATAAATAATATTAATTATTTATATTAAATATGTCTTTTTTAAAAAAAATATTTTTGTCAAAAAAAATTAAAAGATTTTCTCAAAGAGAACTTGATACCAATCTAATTAAAGAATGTAAGAAATGTTCTAATAAAAATAATTTTGAAAATATAAAATTATTGATTGAGAATGGTGCCGATATTAACACTAGAGACAGGTATGTTTTTGAAGATAAAAAAGAAGTTCAACTATTATCTGCAGGACAAACTACTCCTCTAATGTTTGCTTGTTCGTTGCGGTCTATCAAAGTCATAAAATTTTTATTAGAAAATGGTGCTAATCCAAATCTTAAAAATTCCTCTGGGAAAACTGCTCTTATGATGTCTCTAATGAGAGGGATATTTGAAATTATTAAAATATTATTAGAAAATGGTGCTAACCCCGAAATAGAAGATCTGGGTCATGCTAATGCGATAGATATAACAATAGATTTTTTAAATATTCATTCTTTGAATGATGTCAATCCTTATCCATCTTTGAATATTTCAATACCGTTATATATTTTTCAAAGTTTGAGTCGCACGACTATCAAAAATCAAATAAAAGAATATAAGAAAATTAAGGACTATTTAATATTATGGACAAATACCACAACAATTCAAAGAAGATATAGGCGAAAATTGCAACAAAGAATTGGGGAATATGAATTATTGGCTAATTCTAGAATTCCCGAAGACGTTGTTAAAGAAATTATTAAATATATTTGAAATCTCTTAGGATTTTACATATAATTAAAGATAAGATTAATAATAAATTAAATTTATTATTAATTAAATGAAATATTTAAGTAATATAATTATTTTCATAATATCGCTTATTGCTTTAATTATAGCCTGTATCACTTATACGCAAAAACCTGATTCAAATGTGACAGATTTATTAACTACCTGGATTAATGCTGTAACTAAAGATAATAATCCCGAAAAAGTTGCAAATCTATTTTGCAATGACGGATTTCTATGGGGAACTGTTGCTCAAAATCAGAGGACGGGTTATGCGGCAATCAAGGGTTATTTTGATTATTTTGCTAAATTACCTGAAATTAAAGTTATTAACAGAAATGATAATATTAGAAAAATCTCAAATAATGTTTATCAAAATAATGCAACTCTTGTATGGCAGTGGAAAGGTCTTAATAAACCGATTACTGCTCGTATGACATTCTTATATAATAAAAATTCAAATGGTGATTGGTGTATTTCATCTCTTCATTCATCAGCATTACCCGACCAAAATCAAGGTTTGAAAGATGCGAGTAATAAATTCTAACCCTCTTATAAAATTAAATATTTAATTTAACGCATTTGCAGCCTTCTTGTAAGTCTCTGCTGAAATTTTCCCATTACTTAGCAATTCAGTCAATTCCTCCAATGTAGATCTCTCTCCGACAAAATTTTTATTATAAATATCATTCATCGCCTTATCATACCCCGGAGTTCTACTCTCCCGACTCTTCTCCCGCGCCTTTTTTGAATCTTGCTCTCTTTTCTCCTTAACCGCTTTCTGAAGTTTATCATGAGCATTTTCATATTTGTTCTGCATTTTTGCTTCGATTTGTGCAAGAGTTTGAACATTACGAGAATTTCTTGTATGATTGATTCGATAAGTCTCTCCATCATATGTGAAATGAAACATCTTAATATTTGTGGGAAGAATCTTAACAAGAATTTCGCAAATAGTGGAATGTTTTGGGTTTCCTACGATTCCGTATCCAACCCAATTCTCAAAATGACTCCACTCCTTTGGAAGAAGACGATTGCATGTCACACTCTTATTATCCAAGTTTGCATATAGAGTGTCATATGTAGTATCCAAATAGTAATTATTGATTGTAAATACGACTCCATCGCTATTAAAATGCTGCACATTCTTGAGAGACAATACACCCTGATCTCTCAGATATACATGCTGGTAAAGTGTAGTAGTTGCATCATCTCTTTGGACATCGAACTCAATCTTCAATCCACGACCTTTACTAATATATTTCCGAACCATTTCTGACATTCCCTTAAAATCTGTAGATCCTAGATCAGTATAATTATTTTCATATTTATAAATAGGGGGAACAGTTTTCAATAGTCCTGTGCGAAAAGGCTTATCATAAGACATTCCCACAACACTCTTTCGCCATTCAACAAATTTCAATTCCTTCTTTACATCACCAGTAACTTCCTTTGCCTTGCGAATATTGCTCGCAGCCTTTTGTACTTGCTTCAAACGATTGAATCCTGATTCACCATATCTATCAATCATTTTATTCGTCTTTATTGTCTTCTTATCATTTGCAATTCTCTTTTGCTTTTTGCGAATTTTCATAGTCTTATCTGACTCATATATCATATCTTGTACATGTACTTGATTAACAAGTACCAATATTCTGCCAATAAGACTACACAGAGTTGTGCGAGTATTAGGAACTGGGGATTTCGAAAAATTTTCACATTCTTTGGGAAGCTTGACAGCATGTTCTCCCTTGGAATATTTAGAATGATCGTAAGAGTCTATTAGCGATTTGAAGACTTGGTAAGTTCGCCATCTGCGGGTATTCTTTTTTAAGCGAGATTGTGGGGTATCCTTTATAAATTTTTGCACCAAATTCTTCTTGAAATTAATTATAATATCTGTGTCATCACAAAGACTCTTATAATCTTCTACATGTTGTGTGAAAGTCTTGCGTTTATAAGTTATTTCATCATTAAGAAAATCCTCCTTAGTTGCTAGAAATTTTCTAGCATAATTATATCCGATTTTGTGAGATTTTTGCTTAGCGGGATTGATCTTATTAATAGGGCCTTCAGCCTTGATTATATCCAGCAATGTGGTATTTTCTTGAGATTGCATTTTACAATTTATCAATATTGAAATATTTATAAATCAATTTTACTTAAATCAAACCGGAACTTCAATATTACGAATATCTCCCACATTATTCTCATTTATTTTAACAATAATGATATTGTGTAATTGTAATATTAGACTATAGACAAACATATTTGTTAATGACAAAAAAGTTTCTAGGGTGAAGAGGCTTTCTATGCGTGTAATATTTTGATCTACAATAAGTCCAAAATAATAGATGTGTATAGAACTACCTAAGGCTAATACAAATGGGATAAACATTTTGTTCCAATATATAAAAGATTGTTGTATTTTACTTATCGCACTTATAAAAAATGCCAAATAACTAAAAATACTAGAGAATAATATAATTACAGAAAAATAATATTGAATATTATATAATTCTTCTTTTTGAATGAAAATAATCAAACTTTCCGAAGGTTTTTTAAAATTTGTTAATAAAGTTAGAATTGGGTATTTTAGCCCCTTGTCAAAAACTCTTAAAAAAAAGGCCGCAAAAAATGCGATAAAATAAAAAATGGAAAAAATACGCGATGTTCTTAATTCGGTTATATTTATTTCAGGAATTATAAAAGTCTCTTCCGGGTGCGATTTAACTAAATTATAATCATAACAACATTCTCGACATTTCCAAAAATATTCTGTATTATTATTTACATCTCTCCAATGTTGAATACAATTTTTATGAACATATTTTGAAGTCCCCCTGCATAAACATGGAGAAATCAACGGATTTTCTCTCGTAGATTCACTCTCAAAACAGATACGGCATTCAGCATCTGAATTAAAATATTCAGGTGTTATACTCATTTAAAATATTGTTTTTTATTAAATAATATTTCAATTATTCTATTTGTTCTAGAGATGGTAGTTTGCAACTGAAACACTCTATATCTAAACCTTTAGTCTTGTGATGCACTGATTTCAGATAATTTTTCCCATATTTATTTGCACAATCAGCGCAAAGATAAGTTTGAAGATTTTTTTTGAAAGATTTCTTGTGAAGATAAACAAGATCGTGATTAAATTCAGTCATTTTATAATAATTTATTTAATTATTATAAAATATCAATTATAATAAACGCGGTTTCTACTTGGAATTACCAATTAGGTGCGAAATATTGGATAAATAAATTTCAAAAATCGAAACTATTCAGCATCTTAAGATAGTTTTTATTTTGAATTAGATTAAGTTACACCTGCCAAGTTGCCCGTCTTTTTTTTACAAGTATATTCTTCTGGTCCATTATGAACGGGTGGGTAGTTATATCCGATATCATAAGCAGAATATACTTGCCCAATATTAGGAATTCCTCCAAAACTACCAGTAATATTGCCATATCTTTCTATAATGACCCATGTATTTTTTAATTTTGAGTAAGTTTCCATTTATTTATTAGCAATACATTTATCCCATTCTGAAAATTTTTTCGCACAATCTTCCTTTTTTTTAATACAATTAATCATATAATCCCATAACTTATAACACTGTTCGCCTTCTTTTATACGATGTATTTCAACTGTTTTATCAGGATAGATATCTATTATAATATTTTCAGACATTTTATTTATTAGATTTATTTTTTCTTAAATTTTTATAAAATTTTAAATAAGATGGTATTGCCCATTGATTGATAGAAATTTCGTGTTTGAAATTTCTACTGGTATTAACATACCCATTACCTTCGTATAATTGAATCCCTTCTGAAGTTATAGATAATTCTCCAAATTGTTGCGGATTACTTAAATTAGTTTCTTTTTTAACTATTTCATATTGAGTTTCTAAAGTCTCATTTGAATGAATTTTATTGATTTTATCGGCGTTTTCCATCCAATTAACGCTAAATAGATCTCCAAGACACGTGTTCATGGGTTTATACTGATTATTATAATAAACATAATCATTTGGGGGGCAATATGTTCCATAAGATGGTTGATTAGAATTAGCAGCAGTAACTACATAAATATTTAATCTCCCCAAATCAAATCCATCAAATATTGAACCGCTTTCACAGGCTTCAATATAAAAGACTAAACTTTTATACATTTTTTTTTCATACATAATTTGTAAAGCGTTTTGTAATTGGGATTTATAAAGGAAGGGGCCGGATGGCATTTCTAATATTCCGGGCCCGCCGTGGTCTGCGAAATTTATAAACACATGGTCTTCTTCAGTTGAATCAAGGACTTTTTTACCTTTAGGAACTCCTGATTGATTTCCAGTTAACACGGCCAAAAAATTGTCAGCATTAACATCATCTCCGGTATACTTATTTTTTGCTTTTTGGCAATTTTCGTAAAGATCTGTAGCGGGGGATTCGATAGTAGAAGGAGAGTTGAAGATTTTACCTGGGAAGGGGTTTTCGGGGTTGTTAGCGATATCATCATAAGTCATGAGTATAATATTATCGATATTTTTGTTAGATAGAATATTATAAGCATGACAAATGTCTGCTTGATGACGATAATTATCATACCCATTGGAACCTGCGATTAAAACTGCGTGATTTTTACTAGCCATTACAAAACCGAATAATGTTGTCCATAATAATATATTAAATAACATTTATTTTAGTGAAATTATTTTTATAATTTATAATTATAAATGAATGTTATATATTTTTTTATAGTACAATTAGTAGTTAATATATCAATGTATTTAATATTGAAAACGTCATTAGATTTTGTTAAAAATAAGAATGACATGGTTAAAGGAAGTATTTTTGTGAGCGGTGCAATACTTTTTACAATTATTTCTGCATTAATATACGTAGGAATGATTGGATGGAATAAAAATTATAGAGAAAATTTTGAATTTCAAGTATCCCCTGAAAGAAAAAAATGCATGGCAGAAAGTGTTTGCCAAAAGGTAAATAAAAATGGGAATTGTGTTATTATAAATAAAAACAATTTAAATTCCACAAACTTTCCCCCTAAAAATCCGTGCAATGGAGAAGATATGAACGCATGTCATCCATGGACTGTCGGTTGGAATGGAAATTTCTCGATGAATTATAATGATTGGTTATATTCAAATAATCCAGTGGGATGGAAAAGACCTGACGCGTATGGAAATAATATGCAATATGTTCCCCCGCAAGGGTCATGTGATGATAAGTCTAAGCCTAATCATATTCCATCTTTTGTGAAAGGTTACGAATTTAATGCATATTCTAACTTGCATAATTACTTGTATAAGAAGGAATTTAATCTTGGTCAATTACCATTGCCTTGTCCGCCGCAAAATTAAATTAATATTAATTATATTAATTTAAATAAAATGCATTTCAAAAAATTAAATACTTATAACTACAGACCTATAAATTATTGCGGTAGAGAGTGTAAGTATTATTCCAATAAAAAAAAATACAATAATATCTACAATACCTATACAAATTGTGCTAATAATGCTGGGTATGGTGCTGATGTTTTTAAAAATAAATGTGGGAAATCTCAAAATTTTAATACCTTAAGAGAAAAATATGCTAATAATAAATGAGTAGAATACCTAAAATTATTCATCAAACATGGAAAAGTCATGATTTACCTGAAAAATATATAAAACTCGTTAATAGTTGGAAAAATAAACACCCCGATTGGGAATATAAACTGTACGATGATCATGATTGTATTGAATTTATTCAAAAATATTATCATGAATTATTTGATACTTATCAAAGTTTAGAAGAACCAGTAATGAAAGCCGATATGTTTCGTTATCTAATAGTATATCATTTTGGAGGGTTATATGCTGATTTGGATACTGAAGCATTGAAATCTTTTGATGAATTATTAAACGGAAATTCTAAAATGATAATAGGGGTAGAATTAGAATTTGATAATACAATATTATTAAAGATGGCTCCAGTTTATAATAATTTTTATAAAAAGAATAATTTAAATAAACAATACATACAATATTGTTTTTTATCAGAGGCTAAGAATCCGTTGCTTTTAGAAATTGCGAAAGAGATTGCAAGAGATAAGCATAAAGTATTCGATTCAATAAAACATGCAAATACTATAATTAAAACAGGTCCTGGTATTTTCAGTAAGATAGTGCAAAAATATATTAATAACGGATATCCAATTAAGGTGTTAGATACAAAATATTTTAGCGGAATTAGAAGCGCTATTAAACATTATCTTTTTGGAATAAATAATCCTGCAAAAGAATCTTATATTAAGCATTATGAAATGTCTAGTTGGAGAGGGCAAAACGATTTAGTATATACATTAGCATCATGCTTAATTTTAGGTTTATTGATTACTATTATAGTCTTTTTTATTTATGGTATTGTATATTATTTTAAGTGTAAGAAAAGGGGTAAAAGATGTCTAAATAAGAAGATATATTGCACTATTAAAAAAGTATTAATAATAATATCGACAATAACTTTAATTATTATTCTCGGGATCTTAATCAATTTTGCGGTTCAAGATAGAGTGTATTTAGCTTTTTTAAAATAAATTATTTTGTAAAAAATGGAAATAATTTATTTTACTATGGTCATGACGAATTCTTAAAAAAGAGGTCTACAATTACCTTTTAATCATAGGATGAATGAGAAGAAGGGGGGGGGTGGACACGCCTAAAGAGGAATTTATCCAATTAGATTATACTAACGGTAGATATAATAAGACGGATAACAAATTTAAATAAAAATTAATATATAATAAATGAATGATGATTATAAATTATATACTTCTTATGAAAGTTTAATAAAAAAGTTAGAAAATAATGGTATAGAAGTATATATCAAATGGCTTGATGAAAATAATATACGTGTTAACACTCCGATTGCAATGGGTAAAATAATGATTAGTTCTTTATGTGTTGCGGTACAATTTCATCATATAGACTTGATTAAATATATAATAGATAATGGGGGAGATATTAATGGGGTTATGGAAAATTGTATTAGTCATTATACACCATTATCCGCGATATCTTTAATAGACGAATATTATATCAAATATAATAAAAGTCTAGATAATAAGCAGGTAAAGAAAGTGTTAATGATTAAGAATGAAATATTTGAATTATTGATATTAAATGGGGCAGATATAAATTTATTGGGGTTAAATGGTAAAAATTTATTAGGGTTAGAATTAAGCAAACCGCTGACACATATTATACCTAAATTTATAGAAAATATAATAAAAACTGGTTTAAATCCGAATCTTAATAATTTTATCACAAATCAAGAAATACCATTTTCTTTTGATAATAAAAGTTGGATGCCAAAGAGAAAAATTCTGCATTTTATGGTAAAAGGTAATCAATCGTTGTCTATAGATTTAGCATGGTCGATAAAGCCTATTGTAATATTATTATGGTCTATTATAGTTACTCATATAATATCAGAAGATAATGGGAAGGGTGATATATTCGGGTTATATTTAGATATTTCGGGAGTAATAAATTTTATTAAAAAACTTTGTCCGAAACCATCTAAAATTATATTTATTGATGATATCCAAAAGGAGTTTAAGATTAATAATAACGATCTTATAAAAAAAAGTGTTAAGATTTTGAACATTTTAATTCAAAACGGGACAAATTTGAAAGAGAAACAAAGTACGGACAAAACTGTATATGAGACGCTATCATGGTTTAAGAATGGGAATTCGATATTACATTCAATATTCAAAAAATACAAAATCAAGGTTTTGTTGAACTTGATTATGAAAAAGTTGAATCGAAATTTACATAAAATATTAAGAAAACATACCAAAAAAGATATTGAAAAAATAAGAAGGATTGCTGAAATATTTAAGATATCATTAAAAAATAAGGATTTGAATGATAAAATCGTCCGAAAAAATATATGTAATACTATCAAATTTATGAAGACTCACGGTAAGAATATTGATAGTAAATTTTACAATATAATATTAAATTTGAATGATATTTATTCGAATAATGAAAAAATTCTGGTTGGGGATAACGTTGTATATTACAGTAAAAATGAGATCATATCTTATCCAAGTAATATAATTAAAGGTAATAAAAAGCAAAAAATATACCATATATTTCATATTTCCGAAATTCCCGAATTGATTAGAAAGGGAGTGAATCCATATAATAGAGAAAAATTTCAGAAGGAAATTTTAAAAGAATGGTATAATAAATTATCGGAAACTGATTTACAGTGTACATTACAACCTGTTAGTTTACAGGAGATATATCAATTTAATTTCGATGAATTGGTGTTATCTAGAGTTCCCGGGACATTAATTACAAATCAAGAACTTGATGTCTATCAGTTTGATAATATTCCTGATGTAAATATAAGAAGATTATTTATCGCATGCTATAAACAAGGATTAAGTTTAAATTCAATTATTAATAAGATTTCTCAAAAAAAAAATTTAGGCATTAAATTTATAAATATTTTAAATGCAAAAAAATATATTAAGAATAAAAAAAAAATAGTCAAAGTTGCTAAAAATATTACCGGTTATGGGATATATGATAAAAATTTCAATATTAAACGTGAGTTTAAGATGATCGAAAGATGGGTAAATTTCACTTCCATAGGTCGATATGTAGATTTGATTAATATTTTTGATAAATGGACATACCCAATCATTTACAATTTTTTTCTAATATTAGTTAATTACAAGCAACCTATAATAACTGTCAATAATTGGAAAAACTTGATACATAATTTTTGGAAAAAGAGGAAGATATATACATTAGAACAAATGAATAAATTTTTTAAAGAGATATTTTTTCATATTATAGTATCTGGGTGTAATTCAGGCAAATTAAATTTATCATTCGCAATCGGTATTATACAGCAATTAAATTCTGAATTTGAAATGATTGAAAATCTTAAGATTTTCATAATCAAAAATTATGATAAAAATGAAATTACTCCAATTTTTAAAGATTTAGAAAATCAAAATATTAAATTAATGGGGCCTAATTCGATAAAATCAAAATACCCGGTTATTATCAATGAGATTGTCTCATTGTTTAATAATGATGAAAATATAAGGGATATATTTTCGTTAGGCTCTACCTTTGATAAACAATGGGATATTATAGAATCTGAAAATCCCGGTTTTGAATATTATATTTCGACAATGAAAAATTATGATAGAATATTTCTCGAAATACAGTGGGGGGAATTATTAGAAGATGAAAAAGATCCGTTTATAGATGCAGCAGAATTAATTCGAAATAATATTCAAAATAATATTAATAAAGTTTGGCGAGATAAGATACAAGATTTATTGTATCTTCTTACTCCTCACAATGGAGTTTATAACATTCGTAATAATTATATAATTTTTTAAAGATTAAATTTATTGATATCATCCTCATTTAAATATTTTTTCAAATATGTATAATTGGTATTACTAAATGAGTCTTTACATTTAAGGATAAAGCCGAGTAACATAAATTTTTTATTAGGAACTGTTGTTTGCAATTTTTTATATAATTTTTGATCTATAATTTTCGCAAACCCGTAATCAATAATATATAATTTACCATCCTTAATCATAAAATTAGCAGGATTAGGATCACCATGGAATATATTAATTTTATCTAACATATTAATAATTCTCACTATTTCTTTCTGATATTTAATGCTTAGTTTTCCATTATTTTTTCTCAAAATTTTAAACAAATTAGTATCCAATTTATCCATAATTATATACTTCTTATCTAAATTACATTCATAAATGTTAGGGCTAATTCCTTTTAGTGAAGCCGTATGCTGTAATTGCGCCTCTTTTAAAATATTATTTTTAGATTTTGCTTTTTTAAATTTCTTCAACGCATAATATTTACTTTTAACCTTAATATTAAAAGCCTGACCTTCTTTTCCATTATTACCAAGTTGCTCTAATAATATAAAATTCATTTTATTTATATTTTTTTTATTTATATAAATAAAATGTTATTATCTTGTTATATGGCAAAAAAAAGCCTTGATTATTATAATAATATACAAGAAAAAAATCGCAAAGAATATTATGGCGATACGTATAACTCCATAAGTTTAGGCGTTGAAAATGCCTTTGCAATATTTTTTATTCTGATTTCTATAATATTTTTAATTGCAGAATTTATTATATTATTATTTCTTATCAGCAATGCGATAGTATGTACAGAACCAGGTTCCGAAAGAACTCTGCATATCGTATTGATAGTATTTTTTACCTATCCTTATGCATTATTAGTCGCATTCTTTGGAAATGGTTGTATGAAAGGGCGATTACAAACTAATAAGTTGTTTGAGTAAAATATTTTAGATATCCATCATTTAACCTCTCGTGTTTCAGAACAAAATTATTAAATTCAAAGGGTAAAGTAATATCATATAATTGTATCATATCATTGTCATATTTTATAATATCAGTACTAATTTCAGTACCGATATTAACATACTCTATATACTGACTTTTAATGATAATATTTTTAACGTCTCCTATAAAATATTTTAATTTAGGAGTTTCTAAAATCTGTTCAGGGTCGATATAGCAATTAGTTATAAAATATTCTAAATTATCTAACCCGTTGAAATAATGCAAATCTATACTTAAATGTTTAGCATTAAAACAAAATAGTTTTAAATTTTTACATTTAACCAAGTTTTTAAAAGATATATCATGGGTAATATATTGTATATCCAAATTGGTCAAATTTTTAAGCAAATCCCAATCTATTATATTTGAGTGCGTATTATAACATTTATCTAACTTAAGTGTAAGTAACTTACTGAAGTCAATATTGCGTATATAATTTATATTAAGAAAATGGCATTCATGCATTATTAACTGTTTTTGTACTAGAGGAAGCCATATGAACGGGTTTTTAATATTATCTAGTTTAAGCATTTTTACAAAATCCTTATGGTTGTTTAATCTTTCAATAAAATCTTTATATCTATCAAAGTAAGAATAGGTGATATTTTTAGCAAAACCGTTGCTGTTGAATAAATCACACAAATCTGTATTCACTGAAATTAAACTTAAAACATCATTAACGGTAAAAAAATCTCTAAAAGGTTTATATAAAATTTCTAAAATGTACTCTATATTCATATTAGTTAATTGATTAATAATTATATATTGATATTTCAATTTAAATTGAAATTTTAAATTAAATATTATAAACTATTGAATAATGACTATTTCGCTTACAAAAGCGATTTTCGAATAATTTGATTTAATAATTATATTATTAAATAATAAATAAATGACAGAAAAAAAAGCTGATCATGAGGAAAAAATGAAAATGATTCAAGAAAAATTGGCCGAATTTCGCAAGAATAAACCGAAACTTCAACTCATTCAAAGATTAAGTTTATACGATCCTAATTATTCTGATGATTATCGCAATTTATCTTTAGATGAATTAAAAATTAAATGGAAAACTGTCAGGCCTTTAATGTTAAAGAGTTTAGACAAATCTCACCCTCCCCATCATCATGACCCGAAACTTGCTCGAGAAAGACATCAAACTCTTAAACCAATTTTTCAAACTTTAAAGGAAAATGTGGAAGATAAAAAATGCAAGCACGAAAATCGGGTAGAATCTATGGATTACCCTGGTAGACAAATCTGCAAAGATTGTGCTGTTGTTTTGCCAACATCTTTTGGAAAAAAGACAATGGGCGTTTTTCTCGATGATGAAAGTAGGATTGTGAAAGCAGCACCAGTAGAAAAGTTAATGCAGAGACAGTTCAAAGAAGCGCGTAAACATGAGAACCAGCAACGGGAAGCGGCCTTTGAGAATGCCGGCGCTTATAGCACCTCTCATAATACTTCAGAAGTTCCAACACTAGATCAAAATACAGATCAATTGCTGAAAACTCTTAAAGAACTTGATCCTCAGTATGATATTAATTTGCAAAAATACAAGTACTTGACTGACGAAGATTTGGAAGAAGAAATCACAAATTTGCAAAAGGCTAATATTGCTATTAAAAATCTTTTTCCAAAGCTTGAAAAAGTCAAATATGATAAAGAAAAAGCGGGCTCGACTATTGCCGGACGGGACGGCCTATGGAAGCCTTGGGAACTTGATGAAAAAACTAAAAAGAAACAAAAGAAGAGTATTATTGAAGATTTAGACTTGGATTCCGATTTTGATTCTGACAATGAATTTGATGACGAGTTTGATGATTTAGATGACGAAATTGAATTGGATTTAGAAAAGAAATTGCAAAATGAGATTATTATATTAAAGAGTAAAGCGATCGCTTTCGGAATCCCTGCATCAGGATATGGAAACCGTGAAAAAGGACATGTTGATATTGACGCCGCGGAAAAGGCACTTGCAAAAGCGGCTGAATTACAACAACAACTTGATAAGATTAAATCTCCCACGAAACACAGCGAGAAAAATCATGAAATGTTGTTAATTGTTGAAAAACTTCACGCCTTATATAATAGCACAAGAACGATCACTTTTCGTAAAAATGAAGAACTGGAATTAGATAAATTATCCAAACTTACGCGAAGTTCTTCAAAGAAAGAATTAGACAAATTACCTCATTCTAGTTCTTCAAAGAAAGAATATAGTGGAATAGATTTGAGGCGTATTATACCATTTGACACGCTAATCTTTTACAAACCAATCTACAAATCAGGGGGAAAAGAAACTTCTAGATCATTTAATGAAAAAGAGAAGAAGAAGATTCGTGCGTGGGATTTGGGGGTCAATGATGCTTATGGCAGCAAAGAAACCAAAACTTCTGATGATTTGAAAATCGAAAATATTGACGAAGTAACATATAAGGAAGGATATATGTATGCTAAGGAATCAATTGAATTAAGAGAAAATCTTACGAATCTTATTTTGGATCTACATCGAGGGGTAATTCCTGAAGATAGTATAATTAACGACGAAAACCAATATCTGACTTTCATCACTAAAGATAAGGATTGGATTGAGAAAGTCATTAAGAGGTATGTCAGAGAAATTAATAAGATTCTTAATAGTCGTACAAAAGTCGTTAAAAAATTGCATAATGCACAAGACAGAGATGTTAATAATATATGGTTTGAAATATTAAAAAGAATCCATAAGGAATTGAAAACCACTAAACATACCCCGACCGTTCTTTGGAAATTTCGTAAAATAGGACCTAAAGGTAAGAAAAAAATTGTACCTGTAAATCAAATTCACTGGATTTTCAAAAGTGAGAAGATGAAACTTATTGATCCTGCAACAGGTAAGGAGATTTTAGGAGGTCTTAAACAAATCAAAGTAGAAGGTAAACCGGAAAAAATTAAAATTGATAGTAATTGTTTAATTGCTCAAAAAAAAAGACCGTGGATTCCGGATTTTGATAAACTTTTAATTTCCCCTTTAACTATGACAAAGGGTTACCAAAAATTTATAGTTACCAAACTTAATGAAAATGTTATTTCTGAAAAACTTAAAACTGCAATAGAAATTTATGGCGAAAAATCTAAAATTACACAAGAATTAAAAAGACAATTAGAAGGAATTAAAAATTATAAAGATACTCATGGCTGCGGGAAGGATAAAGATTGGTATACTCCCACCAAATATTTCTGGGCTGCAATTTGTGATAAAAAATACCCACCAACACAAGAAGGGGATATTTATACCATAAGAACAGTTCAACGAATTAGTGGTAAAATGATAAAAAGTAAATATAGATTTTATGTAGGAAATTTGCTTAAAGATAATACATGTCTTCTTCAAAATGACGAGATTTTTAAGAAAGAGCAGGCTTATATGAAAACTTTGCATAAAAGTTTTGAAGATAAATTAGACGAAATTAAAAAAATCAAGGTTAAACATCTTGAAGTACAATTTCAAAAACGCGGAGAATATATGGTATTTTTCAGGACAAATGCCATTACTGATATTAAAAATTCTCTCGATAAAATACTTAAAACGAAAATTCTAGAAGCAGTTGGAGAAGAACAAGACGACGAAGTTTTAAGTATGTGGACTCGTCTTAAATCGGATCCTAAAAATAAACAAAAAGCGTCAGATATTGAAAACGCAATCTTCAACACAAATCCAACGATTGAAGAATATTATAAGCATATCGGAAAAATTGTTGTACTTTTGGACCTTCTTAATTACGAATCGGCTAAATATTCAATAGTATTCAGACAACGCATGCAAATGAATATTTATAAACCAGCAGATATTTTATTATTAACTTTTGATGAACTCTTTCCAACAGAATCTAACAACCCTGATTTGAAAAAGATATTTGAAAAAGATATTAACAGTTATATTGCTAAACGTGTTGTTAAAATTTATCAACACGAATTTCCAACAAAAAAAATGTATGTAGCAACCCAAAAAATGATGGCGGCTAATATTGAAAAACTTAAACTCCCGTGCACCAAAGAGAAACTTAAATATTTTGAAAATAATTTATTTGATCTTTACGTTTATGAGGAAAATAATAAACTGTACTGTTTAAGTATCAAAGACATAATGAAAGATATTAAACTTAATAAAAAACCTGTTAATATCTATACTGATAATAATTTAAGAATTCAAGATATTCAACTTATTAAAAATTTAATCCAAGAAAATGAAACCCAGATTCCCCCACCAAATAAAACAAGATCTATCGATAAAATGACCACCGAACAGCAAGCGTTTTATTATGATAAAGGATATCGAGATGCTATAGACAAGAATTATAAAAATATCTCAAATATAGAAGGGAGAATCTATTACGAAAAGGGATATACAGATTCGAAAGAAATGCTGTTTAATCTTTTCGAAGATGACTCGGAACCAGATGATATTATGAAGAGCCCAGATGAAATCACCGAACAACTTAAAGACGATAAGATCCGAAAAAAACACGTCGACTGGAAAGGCGAAGACGCCTTTAAAGAAGAAGTAACTAAACTCGTTGGCGAAAGTGTTGACGAAAGTGTTGGTGAAAGTGTGGGTGAAAGTGTGGGTGAAAGTGGTTTTAATTTTAACAATGTTTCGGAAAATTTTAATGATGAATTAAATATATCTGGTTGTGAAAAATGTGGTAAAACTGAAAATACTATTAAGACTGTTAATAGCCAAGGAAATACAGTAGTGTATTGTCCTAGTTGTATATAAAAATATTAATTTAAAATAAAAAAGGCCCCTTAAAATTCTTATATAAAGAATTTTAAGGGGCCTTTTTTATTTTAAATTTCATCTAAATTAATATCACCATCTCCTTCATCAGCAAATATAATATAGCAATCATCATTGTTATTATTATCATCTGGTATCTCTTTTAACTTCTGTAACCTCCTGATTTCATTCTCGCGCAATTTCATTATAATATCCGCTTTTTCATCTTGAAAATCTCTTAGAGATATTAACAAATAATCTTCAACCTTAATCCAAACTCTTTTTCTCATCTTTCCTCGGATTTTTCCAAGTCTATCTATACCATCCATACATTTTAGACTAACTCTCCCATTACCAAGCATTTTAGTTACTATTGCATATTCTTGCCCCTCTTCTTTAATTGGTAGAGGTCTTTCTTGAATAGGTCGAGGTTTTTTCTTCCTCTTCTTCTTTTTAGGCATTGTCGCATATAATAGATATATCATTTATAAATTTCAATTTAAATTGATTTTTAAATTAGATTCATTCATTATTCTTAAGAATGAAACCTAAAAAGTCTAAATCATCTTACATGATCTACCTGAACGAACAAAGGAGTTGTTTAAAAATTAGATACCCAACCTATAAAGCAACTCAAATTGTTAAAAAGGGTGCGGAAAATTGGATGAAACTTGAAGATAAAAGCAAGTACGAACAAATGGCTGCAGATGACAAAGAAAGATACAAGACAGAATTTGACTCATATAGAAAGAGCGATGATTTTGATATTAGTTCTTTATGCATTAAAGAATTGAAACAAATGTGCAGGGATAAGAAACTTAAGGTTTCCGGCAAAAAGGCTGATATTGTTTCAAGGCTTAAACAATCTAAGAGTAAGAGCGATAGTGGAGATAAGAGTGAAAGTAAGAGCGGAGGTAAGAGTAAGAGTAAGAGTAAGAGTAAGAGTGAAAGTAAGAGCGGGGGTAAGAGTAAGAGTGGAGGTAAGAGTAAGAGTGGGGGTAAGAGTGAGAGTAAGAGTAAAGATACACCAACAACTGTTAAAGAACAGATAGACAGTATATTGGAAAGTTAAGTCTCAAATTTAGAAATTGAATTAATTTAAGACTTTATTAGATAAATTATGATGGAAAAACAACTTGAGAAAATAACCATTTATTTGAATAAAAAATTAGAGTATAAGATTAAATTTTTATTAATAGAAAAAGTTAAGTCCAATTTTTCGGACAATTCCCCTTTTTTACAGGATAAAATTCGAAATAAAATTTATAACTTTTATAAGCATGGTAAATTTAAATTTGATGCCGATTTTAATCATTTAATATCTACATTAGAATCTCAAATGATTACTACAAAAGAACTTCAAAAAATCTTGGAAATTAAGGTTGAGGATGAGGTTGAGGATGAGGATGAGGTTGAGGATGAGGATGAGGTTGAGGTTGAGGTTGAGGATGTTGTATCAATAACTTTTGGAAAGATTGCAGAACATCATGTAGGAATGAAGCAAATCAAATCCAAAAATAAGAATAATATAAAGTATACATTAGATGATTTTAAACGGATTAAGAAAAAATATGAAGATATTGGTTGCAAGGTTGAAATTAAATGTTTGAATGATTCGATTAATGTAAGAGCGGCAAAGGCGTATGTTATGGTTGTTAGGAACGCGGTTAATAATATTTTTCAAAAAGATAATATTTTGATTAAATATCACAAGGAATTGACTGAAAATGTCATTTGGGATACTCAATATTATGATATACGAAGAAAAAGAAAACTTAATAAACTTAAAAGAGCAAATATGTGTGTTGATGAAGTGGGTGAAGTTGCAGATATTGATAATAAAATTGGTACCACACACCCGTGGAGTAAATTTCCTATATTATCTAAAATCAAAGCTTTTATTGAAGAGTCTGGGGGTGAAAAGTTTAATGGATTGAAAGGTGAAGGGAATCGTTATCCAGATGGCGGGCTTAAAAAACACGGTATAGGTTATCATGGTGATATAGAAAGGCCTGAAGGGGTGGTATGCGTTAGATCCGGAAAAAATCCGTCAATGGATATGCATTTTCAATGGTATCAGAATAGTAAGAGAATTGGGGAACATATCATTATTAAATTAAATGCTGGAGATATTTATTACATGTGTGCAAAAGCTGGGGGAGCAGATTGGAGAAGGAGAAAAGTTCCGACGCTACGACATGCGACAGGTGCGCCTAAGATTGTTAAATAATGCTTATTTTAGAATATGGATTATTCCGACAGACATACACATCCGTTAGATAATAATACAACAATCTTTATATGAAGATTGTTGTTGCTCATTATTTATTCTATCTATGCCCCTATATTTGGAACCTGATAAATACGTATTAGAATCTATTTTTTGACTTAATTTTAAAATTATATCATCAAATAATTTTTTTCCTTCACAATTTTTTGCACTTAATTCTATAAAATTTAAATTATGTTTTTTAGCAAAGTTATTACCTTCATCAAAACTTACTTTTCTCATATGATGATCGTCAATCTTATTACCAACTAAATATATTAAACTTTCATTTGCAAAATCTTTAATATCTTTCAACCAATTTTCTACATTTAAAAATGAGTCATAATCTGTAGTATCATACACAACAATAATAACTGAGTTGTTTCTATAATAACTCTTAGTTATTGATCTAAATATTTCTTGTCCTGCAGTATCCCATATTTGCAACTTAATATATTTAGCATCTTTAGTCACTATTTTAGAATTATATTCAACTCCTATAGTCATATTATAATTATGGAAAAACTGGTTATTAGTTATGTTATATAATATAGACGATTTACCAACACCAGCATCTCCTATTAAAACAACTTTAAATAAGTAATTATATGCCATTTTATTTTATATAAGTTTTATAATAATTTATATAAAATCATGTCCCTGATATTTTGAAACTGCCCTTCTCAGATATAAATCAAATTCGGCGTCGTCCATATATTCTGTAAATTCTTTATACATATCCTCTTTAATAAACGGTAATTTTGATAGGAATAATTTACGGAAATTACTTCTATCAGTTATTTGGCTATCATTATTTAATTGCATTTCTATTATAACATTTTCCTTGAATTTTTCATCCTTAATTTCTCTGATATACGCATTCAATCTACCCATCAGATTGCCCGCGATCTGATCTTCCCACGAAATTCTTATAGAAAAATCACCAAATCCCGATAATACATTTAACAATCGATACGCATAGCCGGTTGAACATTTTCCGGACATATCAACTAATTCTTCTATTAATCTCTTTATTAACTCGTCTTTATATTTATGAATCTGTATATATCTCCATAATATTAACACTATCCCCGCCAATGTATTCCCAAAATTACCATATATAGCCCTATCTACATCTATCCTGTTCAAAGAAACCTGAACTAATTCCTTGTCTTCCTTGCTTACTTCTTCTAAAATTGTCTTCTTTATTATCTTAAAATCATCATTTTTAATATCTTTTGGAATAGGCACATTGTTTAAAAATTCTAACATTTTTAATGCACTCTCCTCAATATCATGATGATGAATATTTTCAGCATTTTCAAATACTGTTCTTACATTACCCAATCGTCGTCCTAATAATATTATAATATCTCTTGCTAAAGACTTTGTTTTTTTATTACCTAAATTTAATAATACATCCGCGACATCTGCCCTAATATTATAGTCTAACTCATCATCCAACATAAATTCTTGCAAATACTGTAATATTTCAACTTTAATCTTATTATTTGTCTTGCATTTTTGAAGAAGGTATTGACCGGCAAGTATTCTATATCTTATATTATTGTTCTTACATCTAATGAAAGAGGTCATTATATCTTTTAAAAATAATTTTTGTAAAGATTTTTCAACTTTAATTTCTATCGATAAAATGGTCTTATATCTATAATGACATTCCAGTTCCTTATTGTTAACTATTTTACAGAAATATTTCTTGGATTTTTCCGTATATTTTTTAGATCTCATTAACACAAAAACGGCTTCTATTAAACAAGGCACAGCCACCTTCGAAAATGATAATTGTATTACTTTATCTAATACATCATAATGTTCAAAATTTTTGGCTAATTCTAACTTAAAATTAAAAGGTATAATTGAATTTAGGCAAATTTGAGTTATAAAACTTTCCAATAATTTACTTTTTGAAAGTAAATACATAATATTTAATTTATTAATAATTTCAATAATACCTTCATCAAATTTAATATAATAAAAATTAAAGGCTTTTAATCGTAAATCTTCGTCATAATCGAAATTGTGAATTATAGCGGCTAAATTATCAATTTCGATTTCTACTTTAGTATCAAAATCATCTATTGTTATATCCGATATTTTTGTAACTAATTTTTTAACATCCATTTTAATAAATACTTAGTATTTATTAAATTAAAATTACGTATATTTTTAATCAGAATTTATATCAAGATCTTGATACAGTTTATTAAGATAATTCCCCCTTAATAGTACATGAGTGCAGTTTAATCTTTGTATATTCTCTTCGGAAATTTCCAAAATATCTTGTTTTTTATTTACACAATCCAATACTATAATTTTACTATTTTCATTAAAATTGTAATTATCAATAATATTAACCTCGAGAGCCCCGTATATATGATTTGTACTGCGTAATTCCAAATTGCTATACTCGTATTCTTTTTTCTCATATTGTGTTTCGAGATGTAAATACATAATCCCCTCAATACAATTGGAAATAGCGATAAGAGAACAAAATAATTTATCGAAATCTATTTTAGGTACATAAAAATCTACCATATCACATATCAATTCTGAAGTCTTATTTTTAAAAATTTTTAAGGCCTCCTTTTCCGTGTCCTTATTTAAATAATAAACTTTTAGTTGTCTGACATAATTTACTATATGTTTTAATATATATATATTAGTATATGAATCCCCAATATTTTTTTCTATTTTGGAAAATTCTTTTGTCAACATTTTATAAGCATTTTCTAAATTTTTAGAAGATCTCTTTTGCAATGGCAATCGAATCAAACTTTGAAGTATATCCATGCAAAAATGATTGTATTTCTTAAAAATATGCGATTCAATCTCAATATCTGCAACCATTTCCGATACTTTATCTATAGCCGCTATTGTGTCATTATCATCCCAACCACTTTCCCAGTCAACATCTAAATTTTTAAATATATTTTTCACCAATCTCCTAAAAATTGTAACTTCTTTATCAGATCGAAATCTTTTCATTTCATTAGATATAGTAATCAAAAATAATTTTATATCAGAAACAGGATCATATCTATCACTCATAAATCCAATCTCTGTATGAGCCAAAGAAGACCATATATAATTATTATCTAATTCTTTTACATAACTGAATCCATAATCTATAATTTTAGGAATAAAACCATGCGTCGGTATACATACACAATCATTTTCATTCAATACAAATAGCATTATTAAATTCTTATTGCAAGGTTTCATCAATAAATTACACGAATGTAAATCATAATGCGTAAAATTTTTACTCGCTTGAGATTCAGATAAAGCCAACAATACCTGTTTAATAGTTGAAAATATTATTTCATTTGAAATACTCA